AAGTATTAAAAAAATACTCAACAACGAAGGAAATGAATAAAGCTACAATGGTTCAGGAGGAAACGATTATGAAAAGAATACTGATAGTTAGTCTGTGCGTGCTTATGACTCTCTTAGGAATAGCATGAGTTCGCTCATTCATTGGCCCATACGAACGCTGATAAGCTTGGTTTGACACATGATCAGGATTTCTGGAAGGAAATCAAAAAAATCCGGCGTGAATATATGAAAGCTGTTGAAGGAGACCCTTCAAAGTGGATCAGCACATATGAACACTCAAGCCGATCAGTGGACGAATTTATGGCAGAAGCATTTACGCATGCAAAGATGCGTGAAATGGGCCTGAAAATACCAGATAAATACGGCAGTGATTTTACGTATTCACAGCGAGTTCTGGATGCAGTCGATAAATATTTCGGAAAAAATTTATCCGAGTCTGGAGAAAAAATGCAACACCCCCTTAGAACTAAGCATATGTCTATAATCGGCGACATTATTAACCCACCTGACGAAGTCGTCCATATTGACTGGCCTGTTCCGGGGGATCCAATCTCGAAAGAAAAGTATCATGAATTGTCTAGACACGTTAGATCAAAAGGCATCGAAATAACTGGATTTAAACATTATGACGGAGACATAGAAACTGTGAAAGAATTTGCCGATGAGTTGGGCGAGATGCTTGATATCTACCCAGACCTTAAGAAAGGTCGCAGGCGAATTACATTGAATCGTACAGATGTATTCTCAGACAATCCAAGCGCTTTTGCAGCAACAGACGGCCACATAGTAAGCTTAAGTAATGCGGCCTACAGAGATGGTAAGCGACTTGCAGAGGAATATGTCAAGGGCGTTGTGGACGGCACCTTTGCTGCAGGCACTACAAGTAGGTCTGTGGCAAAACATGAATTCGGGCACTTGATAGAAGAATACTATGACATTGATCCGTTCGAAGTGGTCTGCAAGGTAACTGGAATCACTTCAAAAACGGCATTACAAGACTATGTTGAGAAGCATTTATCTAAATGCGCTGCGGGATATGCGGATGGAAGAGAAATAATCTCAGAGAGTTTTGCAAGTGTATTCGGAAGTAGTGAAAAAAACACGTTTGCATTGAAAATCGTACAGGAATGTAATAAAATTATTACATCCAAAGGGGGACAAATCAATGACTCCAGACTTAAGAAGTTTATACTGGAAATCGAATCCTGACTGGTGGCGTATCAACGAGGAAACGGATGAATTTGAGCTTACAGAGAAGGCTCCTCCAAAAGCCGTTGAAAGTTTTAAGCTGTTTAACACACCACGCAAGAAAGGTGAGCCGAAATACTAACATACACCACCCGCACAGGGTGGTTTTCATTTAAGGGATCACAATTACTAAGTAATATCAAAAAAAGAAAATGTTATTATTCTGTAGGTCGTATTATGATTGAACTGACCGAATATGAAAAAGAATATTGGAAAGATAGAGCTTCCGAACCATTGCGGTTTGAGCCGTACCCGGATGATGTTTGTGATGCGTATAATAAAGAGCACCCGCTTCCTACGCAAGAAGAGCTTGATGATATTCTTCGCAGATATGAAGCATAGCCACCGATAACCAAGTAGGCGACGGTGGTTTTTTCGTGGGAAAAAAGATGATACCAATACAGATGGATTACTCAAATATCACATATGTAGCTGATGGCTGCAGAGATCTGCCGGCCACGCTGTTTATAGATCGGAACGGCAACTATGAGGTCGAGACGGTCTGGGATCTGACAGATGAAGAGGTTGAGCAGATCGTTAAGAGCAAGAGGTTGTATCTATACATAATGGGTGCATCTGTGCCACCGCTTTTGCTGACAACAGAGCAATCGACGCTGTAAATGCCCTATGTACGGTAAAATGCAATCGAGATATAGGACGCTACGCTCAGATAAACTACACCAAACGGTGATAAACTGTGGTATACTTCTGTACACAGGATGTGCGGAGGTGTTCTATGGCTGGATGGGATGAGATTTTAAAGGAATTAGGGGAAACTCCATCGCAAATAGATTTCGTTAGGCGAAAGTACCTTAAAGAGTTATCTGAATATACAGGAAGAACTACAATCGCGTATTATTCAGCTTTTTTGAATAGGGAAGGTCCAGGATTGGATGTCAATGATGGAGATATGGAAGGCTTTATGAATGCTCTTAAGGATGTGGATTATTCAAAAGGCCTAGATCTTATATTACACACACCTGGAGGAGATCCTACTGCGGCAGAGGCAATTGTTAATTACTTGAAAGAGAAATTCAACAAGGATATAAGGGCTATCGTCCCACAGATCGCAATGTCAGCGGGCACGATGATAGCATGCAGCGCGAGAGAAATAATAATGGGACGTCAATCGAGCTTAGGGCCAATTGACCCACAATTTATGGGAATTCCCGCTCACAACATAAAGCAGGAGTTTGAAGAAGCCAAGGCAGATCTAGCACTACACCCTGAAAATGCACAGTATTGGGCAATAAAACTGCAGCAATATCCAGCAGCTTTTATGAAAACCGCGATTGATGCTATAAAACTATCGGACGAACTGATAAGGAGCTGGTTGTCAGATGTTATGCTTAAAGATCAACCGGATAAAGTTGATATAGCAGCACAGTTTTTAAGCGACCATGAGAGCTCAAAAGTTCATGCGAGACATTACCAATATAAGGAATGCCGGGACCACGGGTTAAGCATTTCACTTATGGAAGATGATCCGGAATTACAAGACAAGGTACTGAGTGTTCATCATAGCTTCATCATTACTTTTCATCATACTGATACGGTAAAAATAATATCCAACAGTAATAAGAAAGATTATGTCTTGAAAGGAGCACTGTAGCGGGCATGAAGACGATTACGAAAAAGGAAATAGATAGTCTGTATCGCAAGGTTGGATTAAGCGGTTCGGGAGATAGCCCAAGCCAGCGTTTAAACAAAGGCACCTTGAACAATAAACTTGCGTTTCAGTTTAAAGGTGCAAGAAATACCGCAACCATGAAAGGAACAATAAAGTAACAAATACATAAATATAGTGTTTGCACATCAGCATCGCTTCGGCGGTGCTTTTTCGTGGGAGGAGATAGATATGGATAATAAAAAAACTGTCCGCCCAAGAGGAACGGACAGTGCGAAAGTCATAGAGGTTATAGAGACCAAGTCAATACGTGGCGATGGAACAGCGGACGATGTGTGCCGCGAGGTGATTCAGTACTGGAGCCTTGATGGTGAACTGCTGGCAGAAAGAGAGTGACCTATCTGCTTACAGGAGGGTGCTTGATCATGTACTGCGTTATAATAAGTTGCATAAAGATCGTCATATATGATTTCAACACGTCAAAATCCTTGTCGGGATAATGTTCCTGATAATGAGTATAATCATTACCAAAAATACGAACGACATCAGCGGTACTTACAAGATCCTCTTGCTCAAGATAATCACCAATTGCACTGCAAAGGGATTTTTTTGAAACTTCATCAACGCTCAGTCCAAGTTCATTGATGGCATAATCTTTTACAAGTATTTCAAGTGCGGATCTGTAGCCTATAGCTGCTAATTCGATGTCACCCTTTGATTCAGATCTGAGAGCTTGATTATACATATCGATGAATCTGGGAGAAATAGCCAACAGTTCTTCGCTAGTATATGGCGAATCAGATAAAGGCCACACAGCGATCACTTTTGAAGGATCGTTGCTGGATTTTATTCTTCGGCAAGAAAAGAAGAATGATTTACCACAGGCCGTACATTTGCAAGCGCTGGATAGTATGTATGAATCAACCATTTCAATCACGGAGCGCTCTAATAATGGCGCATCAACGCTGAAACCACAATGGGGGCAAGTAGCAGGCTTTTGGTAATTGCCCGAGAAAGACAGGTTCTTGCCTAACGAGTTGTTGAAATCTGAATTAGGCTTAGTTAAGTAGTTCATTGATAAGCTCCTTTCACGGGGTCAGTCATGTCGATGTCTCGTGAATCGAGTATAACACACGCATCGCTTCGGCGGTGCTTTTATTATGCCTCCACTTGGGCAGATCGGTGATAGCGCCACTGATCAGGCGGGTTCAACTCCTGCCGGAGGCACAACAATTCGTCCCTTTGGCATCTCAGGACGTAAAAATGAGAGACGATATTAGCGGACTGAACCGCGATAACAAATGTTTCGAGGAGGAAAACATCATGAAGAAAGAAGAATTTGTCGCATTAGGTATTTCAGAAGAGCTGGCTGAGAAGGCTGCTACTGCATCAGCTGATGAGCTGAAAGGCTATATCCCGAAATCGAGATTCGATGAGGTTAATACGGCTAAGGGAAACGCTGAGAAGTCGTATAACGACATCAAAGCTGAGCTGGAAAAGCTCAAGGCATCAGCCGGAGACAATGAAGCGCTGCAGACGCAGATCACTGACCTGCAGACACAGCTCAAGGATGCTGAGAACAAGCACAAGGAAGAGATAGCTGAGATGAAGATGTCGAATGCCATTCATGCAGCTCTTGGTGATAGTGTGCAGGACGCAGATCTTGTAGCAGGGCTGCTCGACAGATCTAAGCTGATACTCGGAGACGACGGTAAAGTTACCGGCCTTGATGAGCAGATTAAGGGGCTCAAGGAGTCAAAGGCATTCCTGTTCAAGCCTGAGGATAAAGGCGGTAAGAACGGCAACAACGTTGGCTTCCGTGTAGGCTCTACCAACCAGGGAGGATCTACCGGTGTCGGTTCTGAGGGAGAGAACAAGGTCGACCTCAAGGCGGCAATTGCGGCAAAGATGGAATCCCAGAAGGGATAGAAAGGACAAAGAAATGGCTATTACACTTGCAGAAGCAAAAAAGAACGTACAGGACGATCTTCAGATCGGCATTATCGATGAGTTCCAGAAGAGCAACTGGATCCTCGACCACATCACATTTGACGACTGCGTATCTCCGACAGGAGGCGGTGCAACACCGACATATGCATACACAAGGCTCCTGACTCAGCCGACTGCTGCATTCAGAGCTATCAACAACGAGTACACTCCGCAGGAAGTTACCCGCCAGAGATATACAGCTGACATCAAGGTGTTCGGCGGATCCTTCGAGATTGACCGTGTCATCGCCAACTTCGGAGGTATCGTAGATGAAGTACAGCTGCAGCTGCAGCAGAAGGTCAAAGCTGCTCAGGCTCTGTTCAACGACACCTTCATCAACGGAGACTCCGCCGTAAATGCAAATGCATTCGACGGACTCGAAAAAGCTCTAACAGGTTCCAGCACGGAGTTCGATGCCGGAGTTATCGATCTTTCGACATCTGCGCTGGTAGATGCCAACTATAAAGCATTCCTGGATGCTCTTGATGAGTTCCTGGGCATGCTCGATGGCACTCCATCCTGCATCATGGGCAACACCAAGATGATCGCCAAGCTGAGAGCCTGCGCGAGAAGATCTGCTATGTATCAGGTCACTAAGAACGACTGGGGTGATCAGGTCGAATCCTACGGAAATATCCCGTTTGTGGACATGAAAGCGAAAGCCGGCAGCAACACCGATGTAATCGCAACGGACGGAACATCCGGACAGACATCTCTTTATGTTGCAAGGCTTGCGCTTGATGGTCTGCACGCAGTATCTTTCGCTGGCGCGGCGCCTGTTCAGACATGGCTTCCGGACTTCACAACTGCTGGTGCAGTGAAGAAGGGCGAGGTCGAGATGAATGCGGCTATCGTTCTCAAGGCGACTAAGGCTGCAGGAGTCATGAGGAAGATAAAAGTAGCATAGGAGGTAGATATGGCTAAGATCAAAGCACCTAATAGTGAGTACGCCGGTATCAGTGCCGGCGTCTCTTTTACAAAGGGCGAAGCAAACACCGATGATCCGCACCTGATCGAATGGTTCAAAACTCACGGCTACGAAGTAGTTGAGGAGAAAGAGTCCAAAGGCAAAGGGAAGAAGGCTGAAAAAGACTCTGACTCTGATACAGCGGAAGCTGTTCCTGATCCGGAAGGCGAGAAGGAAGAGCCGGTGAAGAAAGGAAAAGGGGAGGAGTAGACCAT